AGTAATACAGCCCCCAAATGAGACTGGTATTACTATAACCAATTTTGGTAAATCATTAGCCATAGCAGAAAATAACAATCTTATAGCTATTGGATATACTCGTAATGGAAACGGAGCTGTAAATGTTTATAAATTAGACAAAAATATTAATTTAAATTTAAGACAGACTATATTTAATCCAGAATATATTTATACTAATTTACCAATTACAGATCAATTTTTTGGATACAAAATAAAATTTAGTAAAAATTTAAATAGTTTAAGTTTGTTTATCAGTAGTACTAATGGTGTAAGTATATCAGGTAAAATATACATCTATAATAGCACTATTGAAGCAATAGATTCAAGTACAGTAATAAGTCCTTTTACTATTTTTGATAGATTAGAGCCTAATTCTTGTGAGGAAGAACCCTTTGCATATGATTATGATGTAAACAAAAATGGTTCAATTCTAGTTTTAGGTGCCTGCTTGAATGATGGTGGTAAAGTATATGTTTATGAACGAAAAATTGATTATTTTTATAGACAGCAAATTATAGATTTACCAGGAAAAGAAGAAAGATTTGGATTTGCTTTAGCCTTAAATACCAGTGGTGAATTATTAGCTGTGTCAAGTACTTATGAAACTATAGATTATGTAAATCAAGGTAGAATTAGAATATTTAAAACTCAAAACACAGAAGATGATTCAACAGTCCCACCAGTAAATTACAACATCAATCAAATTATAGATAATCGTCGTGCTGAAGCAGATGGAATTCTTGGTGAACAATATGGTTATAAATTAAAATTCGCTAATGATAGCAAAACTTTAGTAATTTTTAGCAAGTATGGGGATAGCTATCAAGAACAAATTACAGGTGAAGATTCAACAAAGATTAATAAAGATTCAGGAAGAGTTGATGTTTATGATCGTTATATTACAAAATATATATTTTCTGAATCTATACCTGCTTATAGTAAAACTGAAGAATATGGATTAGGATTTGATATTGGGAATAATTGTATTGTAGTTGGAGCCCCAGCTGCTATATCAAATGACAAAACAACTGGTAAAGTTTATATACATAATAAAGAAAATAATATTTTTAGTTGGAGAAAGTATTTAGAAGAACAGCCTAAAATTGATGTAACTGTATTCAAGAAGATATTTATATATAATAAAAAAAGTAGTAATTTGCTCTATTATTTAGATATTATAGATCCTGTTCAAGGAAAAATAGCAGGTGAGGCAGATCAAGAAATCAAATATAAAACTTATTACGATCCTGCTATATATAACTATCAATCTACAGGTAATGACATCAAAGTAACCATAGATGACGGTATGAATTGGTTAGATAAACAGGTTGGAATGCTATGGTGGGATTTAAGACGTGCTAAATTCATAGATAGCACTATGGGTAATGTTACATTTAGAAACTTTAGTTGGAATGCATTATATCCTACAGCTAGTATAGATATATGTGAATGGGTTGAATCAAAATATACCCCAGAACAATGGGATACTTTATCAGGAACTGAAGAAGGTTATAGTCGAGGTATAGATGGTAAAACTTTATATGGAAATAAGGTTTATAGTATAAAGAAAAAATTTGATACTATTAGTAAAACATTTAGTAGTTTATATTATTATTGGATAAAAAATAAAACTACGATTCCCTATGCTAATGGTAGAAAAATAAGTGCTATTAATTGCAAAGCACAAATTGAAGATCCAAAAAATTATGGTGTAAAATTTATACAATTTTTAAGTCCTAATAGTTTTGGATTAAGTAATGTTAAAAATCAGTTAGTAGATAAAGATATTAATTTAAATATTCAATACTGGACAGTCCCTGAAAAAGAAAAATTAATTATCCATAATGAATGGAAAATTATAAGTGAAAATAACAATACAGATATACCTATTGAGATAGAAAGGAAATGGATTGACAGTTTAACAGGTATTGACGAAAATGGCTTTTTAATTCCAGATTTAAATTTAAGTCCTAAACAAAGATATGGCATAAAATTTAAACCAAGACAAAGTATGTTTGTTAATAGAATAGAAGCTGTTAAAGAACTTGTAGACAGGTTTAATTCCCAAATAAAAAATATTCAAATTGATAATATTGATCTAAGTGATTTTTTAAGAAAAGATCCGCTTCCTAGTATAGTATCAGGTGAATATGATTTTGTAGTTGATGTAGAAGAAGAACTAAAATTTATAACATTGCCTAAAGAATCTTATAAACAAGCACTTGTTAAACCTATAATACAGTATGGTAAAATAATTGATGTTGAATTTATAAATCGTGGTGTAGGTTATAATAATGCTCCTTCTATAAAAGTAACAGGTAGTGGACGGAATGCTGTTTTAAAAACCCAAATAACTAATGGTGCAGTTAGCAACATTATTATTGATAATGGTGGTCAAGGGTATGATATTAATAATACAATTATATCCATTAGACCAGCAACTGTTTTGGTAAAAACTAACGAGTTAGGCCTTTGGTCTATTTTTGCATTTAATCCAAACAGTAGAACTTGGACTAGAATAAAAAGTCAAGAATATGACGTTACAAATTTTTGGTATTACATAGATTGGTATGCTCCAGGATATAATCAATTTACTAAAAGTGATTATCTAGTCAAGGGTATTTATGAATTATTTACTTTGAAAAGCAGTATAGGAAATATTGTAAAAGTCAACAATCCTGGTGGGGATTGGTTACTTCTAGAAAAATATAGTAATAATGTTGATATTGATTATACTAAAACGTATAAAGTAGTAGGAAAACAAAATGGAAGTATTCAATTAAGTTCAAAATTTTATGATTTTGATAAAAGTAAATTAGGATTTGCTGGTTCATTATTTGATAATAGTCCGTATGATGCAATAGGAAGTGTAGAATTAAGAATAATATTGAAAAGTTTAAAAAATAAAGTACTAATTGATGATCGTAGACAAATCTATATAGATTTATTTTTTGTAACTATTAGATACATTCTATCAGAACAAATGTTTGTTGATTGGATTTTTAAAACAAGTTTCATAAAAGCATTGCATAATGTAGGCAAGTTATATCAAAAAATTAACTTTAATAATGATAATTTACCAGATTTTGAAAGTTATATCAAAGAAGTAAAACCATTTAGAAGTAAAATTAGAGAATTTACCAGCATTTATTCAAATGTAGAAGATAGTCAAAGCTTAGTAACAGATTTTGATCTTCCTACATATATAGAAAATTTTAAAATACTAACCTTAAACACCATATCTAAAAATAATATTGTTGAAGTTAATAATAAAACAATTATAGACCAAAGTCCTTGGAAATTTTGGTATAACAATTTAGGTTTTCAACTTATTGATATTGTTATTAATGATCCTGGAAGTGGTTATTTACAATTACCTATAGTACGATTTGAAGGTAAATGTATCCGACCAGCAAAAGTTAAACCATTTATAGTAAAAGGAAGTCTTGTCAAAATTGAGATTTTAGATGCAGGATTTGGATATTTTACCCCTCCTAAAATAATTATTGATAGCAATATTAGTAAAGATGGTAGAATAGCACAGGCCTATGCTACTATAGGAAATAACTTAATTAGATCAAACAAAATTTCATTAAAATTTGATAGGTATTTGAAAGAATCTGTTGATGATATTAGGGATATTAATTTTACAGAAACTTTTAAAGGTAACGGAGTAAAAACTACGTTCTTATTAAAATATAAACCTGATTTTAAAACTGATACTACAAGTATCAAAATTAATAATCAAGCTCAAATTGTAGGAACTTACAGTATAAATCCTAAAATTAGTTTAGAAAAAGGATATAAAGTTCATTATGCAGAACTAGAATTCTTAGATGCACCCGAAGATGAATCTATTATAACTATCAATTATGTAAAAGATTTTATACATTTAAATGCTTTAGATCGAATTCATCATTTTTATTCACCAAGAGCTGGTATGTTAGGTAAAGATTTTGCACAACTCATGTCAGGTATAGACTATGGTGGTGTTAATATTATGGGTATAGGATTTGAAAAACCTAATACTTGGGATGGACTATATAATTGGGGCGAAAAAATCTGGGATGCAAAGGATCTTACTGATGATGAATTATATGACACAATTATAGATGGAGGAAATTTAAAGCAGAATAGTGCCTATAGAACTGCAAGTGGTTTATTAGCTGATGATATTATAATTGATGGTGATGGTTTTATCACTGCCAACACCAGTCCAGCACCAGAAGAAATGTTACCAGGTCACGTTGTTGACACATTAGCAATATCTGTATTTGAAAGGTCTTTGACTACAAGTTCTAAAATAATTTCCAATAATTATGTAAGTGATGGAGTAACAACCACCTTTAAAATTAATCAATATCCAAATAATAAAAATGCTATTATAGTTAAAAAAGATAATATTATACAAATTCCTAATGTTGACTATACTTTTAACTACGACAAACTTGAAGTGACTATTAATTCACCTGTATTACAAGGACATATTATAAGCATAACCAGTTTAGGTTTTAATGGCGAAAATCTTTTAATAACTGATGTACAAGTTGTTGCCACTGCTACTAATGAAATTTATACTAATTTAGATTGGCAAGAAAATATTAAGGCTTACACTTTAGTTTCAGGTGAAGTAGCTAATCATGAATTATTTAAAATTGAAGGTGAAACTCTACTAAAAAATAAGATAGGTATAAGATTTCCATTAGAACTTAAAGTAGGCCAAGTAGTAAATTTTAGCATATTTTTAGGTAGTGAAATAAACCAAAGTGTAGTTAGTAAAGAAACTTTAAAAACAGACGGAGTATCAACTAAATTTTATCTTAATAATCCAATAGGTAAAAAAATACCATTAGATCCTAACACTTTAGTTAGAATAGATAACACAATATTAAACTCAATAGACAGTTTTAAATATATATTAACTAACAATCAATTACAATATGATATTCCAGCTGGTAAAGCAGATATTGACTTTTATTCATTAAATGATTATGTAATTTATATTGACGGTATTAAAACAGAATTAGGTATAGGATATAATTTAGATTTAGTAAATTCAAAACTTAATATTAAAGCTAATTATTATAAGAATAATGCTGAAGTAATTGTTACTAATACTAAAGAAGCAGATTATTTTATTGATAATGATAATTATGGTAGATATATTTTATTTAAAAACGTATATCCTTTAGATACTGAAATTGAAATTACTGCAATGTTTAATCATGATATTTTAGATTTAGAAAGAAAATATTATGTAATTGAACCCAAACTTAATAATTTTGTTGACAGCATATATTACTTAAATCTTATTCAAATTAGTGCTGGCATATTTACATTTGAAAGAGAAGTTTTAGATACTAGTTACGTTTGGCTAACAAAAAATAAAAAATTATTAACACCTAATATAGATTACATCCTATTAGAAGATAAAAAAAGTGTTAAAATGGCAGGTCAACCTAAACCAACTGATAAGTTTAGTATTATCACTTTTAGTGGAAATGTAATAAGAAATCCTGTAAATTTTATGAAATTTAAGGATATGCTTAATAGATTTCATTATAAAAGATTGCATAAAAATAGAACTACTAGATTAGAACGAGATTTAAATTATGGAGATAAGGAAATCTTTGTAGAAAATCCTGACAGAATCAATACCGCACCTGGTGTATTGTACGTAAATGGTGAGCGTATTGAATACTATTTCAAGATTGGCAGTAAATTAGGTCAATTGCGTAGAGGTACTTATGGAACAGGAGTTCCTAATACACACAAAAAGTTTACTGAAGTGCATGACATAGGTGAATCAGAAACAATTCCTTACAAGGATGAGGACATTATCTTTCGTATATCAGATGTTGATTTTAATGATTCAACTAAGACTATCAGTATTCCTTTTCTTGCCAATAAGAATAATATTGAAGTTTTTGTGGGAACACGTAGACTTAGAAAAAACAGTTATACAATACACAATAAAGATGTGCATCCAGAAAGCCCAGAAGGCGATGAAGAACAGCCAGCAGAATTTACAACTGATGGATCAAATCATGGCACAGAAACTAATAGAATAGGTTATATTATACTAACTGAAGCTCCACCAATAAATGTACCTATCACAGTTATAATTAAACGATTAACTTTATGGAGTGATGCTAATAAAGGTCTATCAGAATCCACCAACCAAGTGGCATATTTCTTAAAATATAATGTAGAAGAAATTACAGGTACTGAATTAACTCTTGATAGCGGATCATATAGTACAGATACAGATAATGTAAACATGGATGAGGAATAAACAATGGCAAAACAAATAATCAACGTAGGTACCAAACCTAATGATGGTACTGGAGACACCTTAAGACGAGCAGCCATTAAAATTAATGATAACTTCACAGAGGTTTATACCACCATACAAAATATAAGCCTATTATCTGGACCACAAGGTATACAAGGACGTCAAGGTACACAAGGAACTAATGGTACACAAGGACGTCAAGGTACACAAGGTACATTTGGTGTACAAGGTATACAGGGTCTACAAGGTGCAGGAACACAAGGAGCTAATGGCTATATAGGTATAGATGGCAATCAAGGTGTACAAGGAATACAAGGGATAGAAGGTAGTAAAGGAACGGCTACCCAAGGTATTCAAGGTATTCAAGGAACTGGCGGCACAAATGGGGTTCAAGGACAGCAAGGAAATTTAGGACTACAGGGCTCTCAAGGACAGCAAGGAAATTTAGGTATACAAGGTATACAGGGACAACAAGGTACACAAGGTATACAGGGACAACAAGGATTACAAGGTTATGAGGGTACTCAAGGTTTTTATGGCGACACAGGACCAATAGGACAACAAGGTATACAGGGTCGTCAAGGTACTCAGGCTGCTCAAGGAATCCCAGGTGCCAATGGTATACAAGGTATACAAGGATTTCAGGGTTTAAATGGATCTCAAGGAACACAAGGCTCTATTGGCACTGGTTTTATAGGAACTCGTACAACTGTAAGTTCTAACACTGGGTTAATTAATGATAGTGCTAGAGTAAATTTAGAAATGACTGGGTTTAAAGGATATGTCTTATATAAAATTCAAACAAGTCATGCTGCATGGGTAAGACTTTATATAAATTCAGCAAGTCGAAGTGCCGACGTTGGACGAACTCAAGGCACTGATCCAAGTTATGATGCAGGCGTGATAACTGAAATTATAACCACAGGATCACAAACTATCAAAATGACACCTGCTGTTTTTGGTTTTAACGATGAAACTATTCCAACAACGAATATACCAATAAGTGTAACAAATTTAAGTGGTGCAACTAATAATATTACAGTTTCCCTAACTTTATTGCAGGCAGAATAATGAGTGATTTAAAAGAATATATAGTTACGTTAATCGATTCTAATAATTTAGATAGTTTCTACGAGGACATGGAAACACCTAGTTGTAATCTTTACATACCAAATAGAATAGTAGAATGTGTTAATCGTAGGCCTATAAGTCGAAATACTCATTATATGTTAACTGAACAGGAAGCTGAACAAATTAAAAATGATTCAAGAGTATTAGATTGCCAACAATTAGCTCAAAATCTTGGAATTGAAGTTAGACCTTGTTGGACTCAAACAAGTACTTCTTGGGACAAATCTTTCTCAACCAATAATACAATGAAAAATTGGGCTCTACTTAGATGTACTGAAGGTTCCACTCGTGCTAATTGGGGGTTTGATGGAGCCAATTATAGTCAATCTGCAACAGTTGGATCTAGCCTAGAAGGTAAAAATGTGGATGTTGTTGTAGTGGATGGTCTTGCCAATCCTAATCATCCAGAATTTGCATTAAATAGCGATGGTACAGGTGGTTCTAGGGTAGTCCAATATAATTGGTATCAGCATAGATCAGGTGGTGGAACACATATCTACGGAAATTATACAGGAACTGGTGCTGAAAGTAATAATAATCATGGTTGTCATGTTGCTGGAACTATAGCAGGAAATACTCAAGGTTGGGCTAGAAGTGCTAACATTTACAATATTAGTCCTTATGGTGATGATGGAAATAATCATACAGCAGAAGAAATATTTGATTTTATAAGAGCTTTTCATCTTAATAAACCTATAAATCCTAATACAGGTAGAAAAAACCCAACAATAATAAACAATAGTTGGGGATACTTTTTTCTTCCAGTCCCTATAAGTCAAATAACCAGTGTAAATTATAGGGGAATTAATTATAATGGTCCATTTACAGCTGAAACATTACAGAGTTTAGGTCTTATTGTTAGTAGTTCATCTCTTCCTGGTGTTGGCTATAGATATATAGCGTTGGATACAGATATTGCAGATGCCATTAATGACGGTATTATTATAGTTGGTGCAGCTGGCAATTCTAGCTATAAAATTGACATTCCTACAGGTCAAGATTATAATAATCGTTTCGTTTCTAATGGAAATAGTTATTATTATAATAGAGGAGCAACGCCAACATCATCAAGTACAAACATTTGCGTAGGAGGTATATATAATTCTGTGCAAGAAAGAAAAAGGACAGATAGTAATTGCGGACCTAGAATAGACATATATGCACCAGGCACAGCTATAATTAGCAGTGTCAATATTGCTGGCGTGACAGATTCAAGAAATAGTAATTTTTGGTTACAGAAATTAGGCGGCACTAGCATGGCCAGCCCACAAGTTTGTGGAGTGCTTGCTTGTACTTTAGAACTATATCCAGATATGAATCAAAATGATTGTATAAATTATTTAAATTCTACATCAACAAAAAATCAAATTTATGACACTGGTGGTACTGATACATTAGGACTTCAGCAATCGGTAAATAGATATTTGTATCTTTATAAAGAAAGACCTAACATTGGGTCAACTTGGCCAAAACTTAATTATAAACCAAGACCAACTAATGGTAGAATGTTTCCAAGAGTAAAGGTAAAAAGGTAAAAGTAGTACTTTAACTTGAATAAATATTTTGGTAGAGAATTATTATGCAAAACAAAGATTTTGGTGGCATACATTTAGAAGGTCACATTAGAATTTGGGATCCAAATACCCGAGAAATCTATATCGAAAAGCGAAATGCTATTCATTATGAAAATATGAGTGTAGCTTTAGCGAACAGTATAGCTAACTCTGGCAGCGGAATTATTAATGAAATGGCTTTTGGTAACGGTGGAACTGCTGTAGACCCTACAGGTATCATTACATATCTAACACCAAACACTACAGGGATAAATGCAAGTCTATATAATCAGACATACTATAAAATTGTAGATGACACAAGTAGTGCTAATAATAATCCTCTGAGAAATTATATTGAAACACGGCACGTAACTGGCACAAACTATACTGATGTTTTTATAACTTGTCTGTTAGATTACGGTGAACCTAGCGGCCAAGAAGCTTTTGATAATACTAACGACAATAATAGTTTGTATACATTTGATGAATTAGGTCTATTAGCTAATAATGAGTTAGGACAAAAACGTCTTTTAACTCATGTTCTTTTCCATCCTGTGCAAAAAAGTTTGAATAGATTGATTCAAATTGATTATACAGTAAGAATACAAAGTTTAACTGGACTTATGGGGAATAGTTAATGCCTACTAAACTTAATAAATCGGACAGTAAAAAGGCTCCTATAGATATACAAGATGGAGCTCTTGATATCAATTCTACATCATTAGTATTCTTAGGTAAAAATTATTCAAAAGGATACACTAAACCTATAGGAGAAAATTTTTTACATTTATTAGAAAATTTTGCCAATGTGAGTGCACCTAAAAATCCAATACAGGGTCAGTTATGGTTTAATAATAATATTCAAGCAAAAGTAGATAGTAATATCGATGATAGTAAAGCTAGTTATGGTTTAAAACTATTTGATGGTACTAACTGGCTACCAATAGGTATAACCAAAAAGGTAGCAGTAACCCCCACCCTTCAAAATTTACCAAGTTCAAATCTTAACAAAGGTGATCTCTATGTAGATACAAGTAAAAATCAATTATACATTTTTAATGGCGATGCATTTACATTAATTGGACCCACATTCAATGCTGCGGAAAAAACAGGAACAGAAATAGAATATATTAAAGATGCTATTACTAATGAGAGTATACCAGTAATAAGTATTTTTGTTAAAACTAAAAGAATTGTAATTATAAGTGATACTAAATTTACTCCAAAATCTTTTATACTAGGATTTAAAGAAATAAATCAAGGTGTAAATTTATCTACAGATAGTTTCAATTCAACAATTAATAAAACTAAATTTTGGGGCATTGCAGAAAAAGCTGAAGCTCTTATAAGTGGTACAGAAATTGTATCAACTGCTAATTTTTTAAGAAGTGATCAAAATAGTACTACCAATTTTAGTTTTAATGTTAGAAATAATAATGGTATAAGTATAGGTAATGATTTAAGTTTTAACTTAGGAACTGATACTTCTGGCTCCTACATTTATAACAAAATAGATGGAGCAAGTATTGATATTAGATTACGTCAAAATACCCAAATAAAGAATATTATTAGAATTTCTTCTACAACGAATAGTACAGGTGCAGTAGGTATTAATAACA